TTTATAATCAGTTAGCTACTAAATTAGATTTGCCTCTCATAGATGACTTATAATTCGTTCTGGCCAATTTAGTTATTCTGTAATATAATAATCACTAAGGAGGTGATGAATATGGCTATTAACAATCCATTGCGCTATCCAGGTGCTAAATCAAAACTAATTCCTTATATACAAAATCTTATTCAAACGGAAAATTTAACTGGTTGTACTTTTTTGGAAGCTTATGGTGGAAGTGCCGCTGTATCATTTGGTTTATTAGAAAATAATATTATCTGTAAAGCAAAAATCAACGAACTCGACCCATTAATTTATAATTTCTGGTTTTGTGTCATGAACCATACTGATGAACTTATTGAAATGATTAATAACACGGATATCACACTAGAAAATTGGACTGAATTTTCAAGATACCGTAATACAAATTATTTAAATGGTAAAACTACTGTTCAAATAGGTTTCGCAGGTTTATTTTTAAATCGAACAAACTTTTCTGGAATTTTAAATGCAAATCCTTTAGGCGGCATGGCACAAAATTCCGCTTACAAAATTGATTGCCGATTTAACAAAACACGGATTATCCAAAGTATTCGCGACTTATCAACGTTTTCAAAACAAATAGAGCTCTTTAATATGGACGCAATCGAGTTTCTTCGTCAAGAGACACACTATAAAAGAAACCGTTCTATGTTTGTGTATATTGACCCTCCATACTTTGAAAAGGGGCCGTCTTTATACCGATACTTTTACCAAAGCGATATGCACAAAGTTTTGGCCAAATACATAAAAACTAAAGTTTATCCATGGCTAATTAGTTATGACAATTCCCCGGAAATAAAAAAAATGTACCGTAGAAAACCACAACAACCAATTTACTTAGACTACTCAGTAAACACAAAACGAAAAGAAAAAGAATTGCTTATATCGAATTTAGAAATTCCTCCAGTAGCAATCGAAGATGCCTTAGATGAAGATGAATCATTAATTGGCTAAATAACAAAACCGCCCCACTCTACCAAAGCAGGACGGTCAAGCTTCCGAATGATACGGTAGCCCTAAGCAAGCATATTGTATCATTCTGGAAGCAGCTACGCAAGCGGAACACACGTTCTCTGCTGGCTGTTATTTTTATACTCAAAAATAGAAAGGATGGTACATATGGCACGAAGAAAGAAACACCAGAAGCTCCCGAACGGATTCGGATCAATAAAATATCTCGGCAAAGGACGCTATAAACCGTATGGCGTATACCCACCAGTAACTGAATACACTGCAAAAGGGCCTGTCACACCGAAAGCTCTTGCCTATGTTGAGACATGGGATGAAGGTTATGAGATTCTGGCAGCACGTAAGCTGGAAAACGAGGGAAAAATCAAAATACAGAATGGCGTTTATATTGACCGTACTCCAACCTTTAAAGAAGTGTATGAGGATTTCTATAAAGAGAAATACAGGAATGAGCTACGTAACGGAAATAAAAAGACTTCTTCCATGTCTTCAACACAAGTAGCGTTCAAAAATTCTTCTGCTTTACATGATATACAGTTTGGTCAAATTAAATATAAAGACTTACAGGATGTTCTTAATGCTTGTCCTCTTAAACATTCCTCTCTGGAATTGATTGTGTCTCTGATGCACCAGATGTACAAATACGCCATTAAATACGACATAGTGGATAAAGACTACTCTTCTGCTTTATTTATTCCTATACCGGACGATGACGAAAGTGGTGTACCATTCACTGATGATGAATTAAAAATATTGTGGAAAAATAAAGATGATTTCGTTGTCCAAATGCTATTAATCATGTGCTACAGTGGATATCGTATCAAGGCCTTTACAAATATGGAAACTAATCTGGATGGAAAATATTTTAAAGGTGGAGTTAAGACAAAAGCCAGTAAAGAAAGAATTGTTCCTATTCATTCCTGTATTTCCGATATGGTAAAAGCTAGATATAATGGTAAGAATCTGCTTGGATGCTCTGTGCGGGACTTTCGTAATAAAATGTATAACACTCTTTCTTCTCTCGGAATTGCAAATGCTGCAACTGGAGCAAGACATACACCACACGATTGTCGTCACACTTTCTCCGCGCTTTGCGAACGATACGAAGTCAACGAAAATGATCGTAAACGTATGATGGGACATTCCTTTAAAAGTGATATTACTAACGCCAAATATAGCCACAGAACTATAGAAGAATTAAGAGAACAGATTGAGAAAATAAAAACACCTTTTATAATATAATGACTGTTACTAATTTGTTACTAATTAGTTTAACTTTTTTTATTTTTAAAGAACTTTAAAGTTGTTCTTGCAGACTTCAAAAACATAGTATTTATGCGGTCTGCAAGACTTTTTCATTTAAAATTAGGCATTTGATTGAATTGATTGATTTTAAAAATATATTAAATTTTTCCTTTTACAATATGCTGATTTTACTGGTGTTTGAGAAAAATTGTTACTATTTTGTTACTAATACATAAAAAGATTTACCAATTAAAAATAATAAATACGGACACGAAAATAGCCGGCAGATAAACTCTACCGGCTATGGTTTTATAATGATTCAAGACCAACTTTCCATGTGTTCTTTCCAACGATTCCATCTGCTGTCAATCCGTGGCTCCTCTGCCATGTCTTGGTCGATGCTTCCGTACCTCTGCCGAAATTGCCATCTGCTGTCGCACCAATGATGATCTGCCATACCTTAACCACATTTCCTTTACTACCTTTTCTGATCGTAGTCATATTGTAATCCTCGCTTTCTGATTTTGATGTATTTGCTGCTGCCGCTGCTTTATTAAATAAAGCCTGCTCTGCCGACCTACGTCTTTTAAGTCCTGCAAGCACTTTACCATTTGCTTTACAGTACTGTGGCATTGCTACAGCAATCTGTGATGCGTTTCTACCTGCACAAAGCTTTTTAAGGTTGCCAGCTCCACAATTAAATGCAAACGACACCAGAGCATCAAACTGATTCTGGTTGAGATTTGCAGTGATTGGCACATATGCGGGACTATTAACGTATCCCTCAAACTTTGTAATATCCTGCTTTAAATATGCGTCTGCCTGTGCCTGCGTGATCGTCATACCTTTTTTTACTCCGGCGGTATGTCCATAACCGATGGTCCATACTCCGGCAGCACACTGATAAGCAGATAACCGACATCCCTCATACTGCTTGATCAGATTAAAACCTGCCTGTCCAATTTTTCTATTTGCCATAAAAATTACTCCTCCTCTACTTCTGGAATTCCTGCCAAAGATGTAAGCCATGATACGATACCGGCTACAATTGCGGATGATACTACCATCTTCCAATCCACTGCTGAAATCACTGCCCCTGTACCGATTACTGCTACCGCTGTCTGCGCCATCGTCTTAATCGATCTGATTCCTGCGGCTTTCGCCCATTTCTGTGTGCTTACTGATGGTTTAAATACCGAATTTTTCAACATATTATTTTTCTCCTTCCAAATCTGCGATTCTGTGATTAATTACCTTAATTTGTTCCTCCATGACCGGGACTCGCTGCGCAAAATTATTATGTAAGCGCACCTCGCGCGTTAACTCGTCAATTTTGCAGTCTGTGACCGCCTGCGCGGTCTGAAGCTTCTGCTCTGTTTTTTTCTGCCCCGAACTGACTGTAAGCACTGTTCCAATTAAAGTCAGTCCTCCTGCCACTAAAGCAGATATAATTGATTCCAAATGACCAACCTCCCTCTTTCTTTATAAAACCATTATAAATCCGCCAAGCCTTGTATTTGTGCCATTTT